AAGATGTGTCCCCGGTGAGGCTTGCGTACTCGCCGTGCCAAGTTGCAATCCGGCGGCGTGAAGTTGTGTCACCGTAATTGATAGGGTCGTGCCGCCCTGTGCTACCGGTAATTGTGCTGTGCCGCTTGGTGTAGCCCCTAATGCGGGGAGTTCTGTAATTCTAGAATCTGCCATTTGCTACCTCTAAGGTTTTCCATCTCACTATTGATAAAGTTCCAGTCGTACCACCCGCGCAAATCTTGCGGACATTTATTCGGGTCGCCGTCTGACCACGCTAAAACATCGGCATAGAATTCTTTATATCCGCCCCATCCACCATCCCAGAATGACCAGGTAAGCGGATTCCCGTTTTGCCATAATAGAGACCCCAACCCCGGATACTGGTAAACTTCGAAGGAGTGTTCGTCTCTCTTTTCCGGGTGCGCCCACAACATAGCCCGATAAACGTCAATGCTGTGGCGGTATTCCTCTGTCTGGCTTATCCACCCTTTTTCATGGTCTAGCTTGTGCCCGATCTCGTGCAGGCAGCTTGCCTTATCCGTGCAATAGATAGTCTTCAATACTGGGTTATAAAACCCGCTGTATTGAGACAACATAACCAACAGGATAATAAATATCAACACATACATAATATAACACCATGGATACGATATTACATTAATAAAGTTTAGCAATATTCTCATTTCAGTCCATATATCTGGAATGACGAGCCGGGTAATATCGTTCCAACAGAAAATAGGGGCGAGATGCAAAACTGAATTGATGTGACCGGGTCTGTGTTGCGCCAGAATGAGTGGATCATCTTGAAGGCGTATAATGAATCGCTGTTCCCTTGTATAAAGGTGTTTCTAGCCTCTACAACCTTCCATAAAGCCGAGCCTGAATAGTTAAATAAGTCAAATTCCAATGAAGCAGGATAACTACTATAAAATGATGTTTTCGGTTGACCATAAAACAATTCATTAGCACTAAGACCCACGTTTGTCGTGGTTATTGCCCAATCGTCTTGAATATATTCAACCCTGTATGCGTAGTTGGCCGCTGTGTCCCCGTTCAGGTACACTCCAAGTGCTGTATTCGTTCCGCCCGTGGCAACCATAACCATACAATGCAAATGTGTAAAACTCTGGTTTAGGTTGGTGAAATTTATCGAACCGCCGGGGACAAGCGAACCGGCTAAAACTGTGCCCGCTAACAGCGACATGCCGCCGCCTATCCACGTCGGTACAGTGGATGAATTAACGGACAGCACATCGCCAACGTTGCCAATTCCTATTCTTGACTTTGCCGCGTTCGATGTGTAGTAATCCATATCCCCGGCATTCGTGCCAACCCAAATAGCATTCAGGTTATCCCGAAACTGCTCATTGAATTGTGCTTCGGTGACTGTCTCTCCATAAACCCATGTTCTAGGTGCTGTGAATGACATACTGCCTCCTAATAGCCTAACGGCGTGGTTACGCCCAACTCTGAATAACCAACGACCCCAAGATACCAGAGCGTGTATGTATCTTCGCTGGCTGGCTTGACGTGCCAGGTGAACCGGATAATATCTTTTTGAACGATGTCATACTCCACGCCGTTGATAAAATAATCGTGATCTATTCCGGCAATAGGTTCTTTCAGGTGTATCTTGCTTCCCGGCTCGCATTCCAAGAACGCGACCATGTGAGTCTCGTCCCGATTGGCATAGAATGTCACGGTGTCAACTATGGTTCTCGGGGTTTTATACTGATTCAGCAGCACCGTCACAAACGAGGATGCCGTAAGCGGGTTATCCTGGTACTTCATGTCAAGTTCGAGCACCCTTGACCCGTGTATATCCATAGCGACAGTATCTTGCCCACTCAACATTGCCGGGTCGTATATATAAATACCCTTCCCGCGCGCCTGTAAGAATGTGACATATCCAGCCGGGCCGGAATTAACAAATGTATAAGCCACGCCTTCAGTACCATAATCCGCCGTGACTGCCAAATTCGCGGTGTAATTAGAGCCACTTCCATCTGCTGCTGAATTGAAAAGATAATCGACTGTCCCTGCTGGAGTTACCATATCGCGCCCGGAAACATTACTCACGCCGCCTTGTGGGTCGCGGTATCTGAGGAATATATCCGCCTGTGTTGCAGATCCGCCAACATAGATAGACTTTTGCAGAGTTGCCAGAACCGTGGCGGACGCGTCAGTTTTGCGCGGATAGCTGATACAACTCACGCGGGTATAAATATTATTACCACTGCTGGTCTGCATATTGATAAACGTGTTGTCGAATGAAGCATTAACCGAGTCGCTAATCAATTTGGTTATCAGTTTGTCGCCATTTTCCTGTAGAAGAAAGTCGCCGGTTTCCATGAGCAGGTATTCAGTTCCGCCCGCGACAGGAAGCTGCGTTAATACCGTGGCATCGTTCCGGGTATAGCGGCCTTCTACGACCAACTCTTCATCTGTTGTCGGATTGAATCTGTTATAGATATACCCGAGTTCGGAATAGGCCAGTTTAGTGAATTCGCCTAATGCCCGCGTTTTGGAACGCACGGTATCGAATACTGTATTGAAAGTATCCTGTCCCGCGTTGTAATCCGTGCCTTTTGGTTGTATCGGCATGTTCGCCGTAATGAGCGGGACAACTTCGTTGATCTTCTTGCTGGTGGTAAATTCTGGCAGGTACATCTCGTGGGCGGCAGCCTGTTCCATGTAATCGCCAGCCGTAATATGTGTGCGCCGTGTCCCATGCTGCCCGCTCTCCACCTGGATACCTTCGGGAACCAGCCGTCCGTAGAATTTAGTGTATGTTTTGCCGTTGTAAGTAATGCGATTCCTTATCGGTATACCAACCTGAAAACCGCTTCTGACATACGGGCCGGAAGGTGTATAATATCCGGCGGATCCCACGCTGTTCTTTTCCGAGTTATCGAGCGTCAATGTAAGGTTGCCCGATTCGGCGACCCTATCATAGGGGCCATTCCCCAGAATGCCGTATGACGCGGATACCGGGAGCGAATTCAGCACGTCATCGGTGATATCCGTCCACGCGCCAGCTGTACCAGATAGCTGCATCTGATAGGCTATGGATGCCGTCACGCTCATTTTTGCATCCCCATGATTACGCCGTCCCGAACCGCCCGGCCGATCTGTGCGGGAAGCATCCGCAAGAGTCGCTGTGTGTCATCTGGAACGCCAGCCTGTGTGACCTTGACGTGTTCACCGGATGATACGTTCATACCGAATGAGTCACCTGAGTTTCCGGGTGGAACGGTGAAGTCGGCACCGGAAGCGTAGCCGCCCAAAAGCTTTTTATTACTGACACTTTCGTTCAAATATGGGTTATATGTCGAGACATTATCGGCAAAACCTTGACCGACGGTTGCTTCTTGTATCCAGATAATTGCCTGTCTGATACCACCCAAAACAGGCAATAAGTTATTCCACCAGCCGATCTCGTTATCGATTCTTTCTTTTACACGCGAACCAGTATTTATAAACTCGGTTATAGACGGAATCATCCCTTTGGCTAATGCTACTTTGACACCCATAATGGAATCGTCTAATCCATCCATCGCGAGTGCGTATTGTCTGGCGTCCTCAAGATTCTTGCCAGATAATGCTAATCCGGCTTTGTCTGCCTCCGCCGCCAGGTTTGCCAATTCGTCAGAAGACAATTTCATCAACGGAGCCATATCAGCCCCGGCGCGCCCGAATGTATCCATCAATAACTTTGATTGTTCAATCGGGTCTTTCAAGTCCTGATATTTCTGGCGGATATCTTGAAGCCCAGCGATGGAAGGGTCAAACCCCTTGCGAATAGCCGCTTCCATTGAAGTCGACAAGGTATCATAGGAAATCCGCATATCATCGGCGGCTTGAATAAGTCGGCTTGCTTCTTCCGGAGATGCACCGATAAGACGGCCTAAATCTTCTACTTGCTTCGCGTACGCTACAGTTGAATCGAGGGCGTCTTTTATGCCATAGATAGCACCAGACACAAGAGCGGCGGGCGCTATCATGCTGGATAACTTGCTATTAACAGCCGTAGACATTTCACCGGCCGCGCCTTTTATGCCGCCAAGCTGTGTCTTTGTACCTTTCAAGGCGGTATCGAGTTTTGAGGTGTCGCCGGATATTTCAGCGTATAGACTGGCGATCTTCTTTCCCATTAGGCTCTCGCTTTCGCCTTGCCGTCGTTTACCTGTATGTATTCATTCAGCCGTTGCATACTCAGCCCTTCGATATATTCCAGCGTCCAGCCTGTTTGATTAACCAAATTCCATACGATCAATTCATAGGGTGCGGGTTCACCGAATTTCAATGACTGATAAACCCGCTTTGCTAGTTTGGGTCTGCGAGCGGCTCCCGCGCTTTTCGGAAGAATGCCTTCGTCAGTCGCTTATATTCGGTGAAAGATAATCCGGCTATTTCATCAACGGTCAAACCGCATACCCTCGAAAGAATTTGATCCCCGATTTCGTCTGATTGATTTTCATCAAACAAGGAACGAAATTCTTTAATAGTTATCTTTTCAAGGTCGATAACTATCTCGCGGTCTTTCAACGTGACATCAGCCATTAGTTCGTTCCTTCCACCCGTGCGCCGTTCTGTTGGAAGTCACATTTCGCCTCAACCAGCCCGGCGTATGGATAAGAGAACACAGCTCCCATAGCAATAGCTGGAATGGTGTATTTCGGTTTCGCGGCGGCCGTGCCTTCAGGTGACCAGACAACCGTTCCGCTTGCGCCCTCATACACACGAGAAAACGAAGCAGTTCCACCGACCGCAGTACCAGACTGAAAGTTTGTGGTCAGACTTGCTTTCCCGTCTTTCAGAGTTGTCAGGTATGTTTTGTTCGTATCCACGCCCGCGCTTTGATCGACCAGATCAATTGACGGTGAATAGTCGAAAACAGTAAAATCACCGTGCAATAGCACCGTGCCAGAAGAATCAATCCATTTCACATCTAATGCACTACCGGTATAAGCTGTCATGCTTTCTCCTTATGAATCAATCGAAACCCGATAAACGCCGCCAGCCATGTATATGTGTTCGCCGGCGGTATTGACTTCCTCGTTATCAATATCTGTTTCCCGTTGTGTCCTGTAGTTTGTCCATCCGGTTACTGTCAAAGTCTTGTTGTGAAGCAGCGCATCGATCTGCGCGTCAATCGTCCCGGCGTTTGCGGGGTTTGTCTTGCTGTACCCGCGCACGAAATACAACATATCTTTCATCCGGGACGGTGAGAGATTAAGATCACCTCCTCCCTGAATGGAAAACACGACATACGGGAATGCCGCTTTGTCCGGCGCTTGCATGTAATGGATAGCGGCCGTTCCACCGGACAGTAACGATGTTAGAGCCGTGCCGCCCTGTAATGTTGATAAAATTCCAGCGTTCAAGGCGTTCATTCGCACAACTCCTTCCAGGCTTCGCCAGAGTTATATTTGTTCATAACATTTTCGGCGGCCGGGGTCAGATAGGGACGTTCCCCGCCCTTGCGTACCGCTCCGGGATATTCAACATATTCGGCGTACTCCACACATGGGCCAACAAATACAGAACCTTTTGTGGGTTTCGGGTGTGGCTCTGTGCGCACTTCCGGGTTATTTGCCTTCGCTTTGTTAGCCGCTTGTGAGTAGTTATCCTCCTTGTCTGTGACAACATAGATAGAATTTCTGAGGGCGGTCGTGTCATAGGGCGCGTTTTGTTTTGCCTGCGCCTCGACTTCAAACGCCGCGCGTCTGATAATTGCATCACGATTAACATTCAGCTTTGCGGCTATCCGGTCAAGCTCCTTTGTATCCAGTTTCCAAACCATAGTAGCTGTCATGGGATAGCCTCGACAATCACGCGGGTGGTTATCGGCCAGCTTTTATCCTGGTCAACGCCTATTACGTTATACGTAACACTTCCATGTTCTACCCTGTTCTGTGTATTGATCGTCCCATCATAAGCAATGGTCAAAACGTACTGTCCGAACGGATATACCGCCCCGCCGCTCATAGTCTCGTAGCCCTTTTTCATCTGGTCAAGGCGACAAGATACACCGGAATAAGTCGTGCCCCATGCTACTGACTGCCCGCCTATGCCGTCCGGCGTTGCCGTACCTGACAGGATATTACAAGTATCCGGCATCAACTCACTGAGAGTAGACCGCATACTGGCAAGTTCCCAATTTGATAACCCGGTCACGTTAGATCGCTCCTGATTAGATCGCCCGTTTGTATCCCGTTCTGTGAGGAATAGGTCGCTGCCATAAGGTTACAATGTTGCATGAATTGACTGCGTTTTACAGAGTGATTATCGGTGGAGAAGTCAAACATCCTTGCAGCATTCGCGGCTTTCCTTCGCCATACATCAGCGGCGGCTCCGTTCATATTGAATGAGCGTCCGGTCAGATATAAAAGACTTCCAGCGGTATCACTTGCGAAAGTGATTATTCCTAATGTGTAATCAACATCGAATAATGCCGTTCCAAGAGTACCGCCTTCGCCATCCTGAATATATAGTAACGTCCCACTTTCAAGGTTCTGATAAGGAGCGATAAACTCTTTATATTCGAGCGCGTTCCCGGTGATGGTAGTCGGATTGGATTCGATCAGTACGTGCTTGAAATCAGTCCGGTGTAAATCCATTACGCCCTGAATGAGATCGTCATTCCAATAATTGACCGTGCCAATTGTATAGTCTGCCGTGCCCGCGTCTGTCATTCCTCGCAGGGTTGCTATCAGGTCTGTCATTCCAGTTCTTGCCATAATTTACACCCTGAAATTTATGTAATCATCCTGTAGCGCGGCTTTCATCGCGTCATATCGTGCTTCCCACGGGTTGACACCATGCCATGCGTATACTACGGGTTGAGCAACCATATTAACGTTCACGGTTGCATTGAATTTATCATCCATCTGAAATACAACTTCTGGATATTTCTCGGATAGCTTATTAAAACTACCCTGCTCCATCCATTGCACATCACCCGGATATTCTTCGATCCATTCATCCAGAAACTTTACAGCTTCCGGGGTATTCTTCACGAATAGCACACCAACATTCAAGTGCTTTGGGATACCATTTGCATCATGCACACAAGTCCCGATGCTACCAGTCTTTCCTTCAAATGCCGTCCGCAGATCGGTTCCAAAGTCCCATAGAGCGGCATCGTTGTCTATCCAGAACGCATATTCGTATCCCTGTTGTAAGGCATCCCGTAGCATGTAAATCTTATGCCATGCACCGCGAAGTTGTTCTTTTGCTACATCACCCATGCGGGCGATAAAATCCATCTTGTGAGCGTTGGCATAAGCTGAATGCCTTGCGAACGTCAAGCGCATACATTGTTTGGATAGGTCGCCTTCCGTATTGCATTGCTGTAAGATGATTGCATTGTTCATGCCGTCACCTTCGCTTTTTCTACAGCGGCGGTGTACTCTTTGATAAGCTGTGCCTTATCAGCCAGCGCGCTTTCGTTGATCTCTTCCAGTACGGGTATCCAGTATTTCTCCATCACGTTATCAACCGCATATTCTTTCATTGCTTCTACGGCTTTCAACCGTGAAGATGGTTTCAAGTATTCCGCGTGCATTGCTAACTCAATCGGTCTTATGCGTGGTTTCATCTGGTACGCGCCAAGTCCGGTGTATTCTGTG